ATCATTTCAAAATTATCATCTTTATTTTTTCCAACTTTTTCTATTAAAGTCCTATTTGGTATATTTTTTAATAAAGGAACTGTTCCTGTTGATATTCCACCAGTTTGTGTAATGTTATTTAACGATGGAATACTAAATTGCCAATCTTCACCAACACTGCAAAATAATTGCATTGTTATTGGCGTAACAGGTGACGCTCCTCCTGTTAATGGATTTACTATTTGAATTATTAAATTACCATTAGATTGTTGTGCAGCAACACCTCCACCTGTTAAATTCCCAACCTCTAACCAATCTGATTGCTGCATAAAAGGTATTGAAAATGAAATTTCAGTTTCCTCAGTAACATCAACAACCATATTAATTGCGTGTTGTCCAGAATCTAAACTAATTGCTGTACTATCCCATAATGGTATATATAAAATTCTTAATCGACAAGCATGAAATCTAGATGCAACAATGGATAGATGGAATCGTAAAGATCCTCTCCACAATTGAAACATTCTAGATATATAAGATACAGGTAGTGGAAATAAATTAGTTAAATCAAATGTTTGTAAATCTGATGTATAACTAATATATAACGGATTAATATATAATTGATAAACATTAGTTCCTGCAACCATAGTATTATTAATTGCTCTCGTTGTTAAAAGACAAGGTCGCATTAAATAATATAAAATAATATTTTCTTGTTCACTACTAGATACTTTAACTTCATTATATTCAACTTGATCCATAGTATTATTTCCTAACATATTTGTTAAAGGTAAATCTTCATAAAAATTCCATTTTGGCATACTAATTTGAAAAGGATTAGTAGAAGTACTATTAGGTGGTACACTCAAACCAAAAAATGCAGCTGCTTGCATAACCGAAGTTATTGCTCCCATTACATCTTTCGCTCCACTAGAAACACCTTTAGCTATTTTAGATACAATCCCAACTGCATCTCCAACATAATCACCAACTTCATCTAACGCTGATTTTTCTTTACTTTCTTTTCCCTCACCTTTTCCTTTTATACTTTTAGATTTCATTTGAGGTTTAAATTTAGATGTCAACATACTAGAACTAGGATCAGGTAAATATCCAGCTAATTGTAAATCTACGAATCTTGCAAAAACGGAAACCCCTATACTTGGTGGCGTTGGAGTTGAATAATTTTGTAAAGGTACTGCTACCCAACAAAATAA